GTGACGTGGCCTGCGCTCTCGCGCAGCAGGATCGGCTGACGTGTCGCAGGCGCGCGGGCAGTCTGGGCGGACATATCGAAATTTCCACTAGGGCTTTGATGACAACTTAATGTAACAGGCAATCTGAAGCGAGGGCAGGGGACGGCATGGCGGCAGCGAAAATGAGCGTGGCTGAACTGGAGAAGTTCCTTCACGAGGAGCTGATCTAACTCACGAAGTACCTGTTTTCGTGATGCTTTCTCCGTTGTCGCCGGACCACTGTGTCAGCGGTGCGCCAAGAAGCAAATCTGTCAGTTTCGGGTTCTTGTTTGCATGCCCATAGGTCGCGAGCACCTGCGCGGCCGACTTCCAGCCACCCAGCCATGCGACCGTCACCACGTCCACGCCGCGCTGCAGGAGGCCCGTAGCGAAGCCGTGGCGGCAGCAGTGCGGCGTCATGCGCTTGATGCCAGCGCGCCGGATAGCGGCCTCCCATGCGTTGTTAAGGTCGCCAGGGCGCTCATAGCCGAATACTCCGCGACCGTCGATCCGCGGCAGGTTTGCCAGTGCCACGACCAGCGGATTCGGCAGATGCGAATCCCGTTCTTTGCTGACCTTGGATTCCTTGATCAGCGCCGTCATGGCCTGCAGGTTCACATCCTCCCATTGTAGCGTCACGGCCTCGCCGATGCGGGCGCCGGTCAGATACATGAAAAGCGCCATTGCCCCGACATGCGGGCCGGCCTCGACCATGAAGGCTTTCACCCACTCCAGCGTGGCGGGAACCTTGACCTTCTTGTCGATCTTGTACCGCTCGATTTTGATCGGGCTGCACAGCTTCGACTTTGCGGCGTGGTTGATGACGGCCTGCGCCGGCACGATCGCCAAGCGGTTCAGGCTCGATCCGGAGCACGTCGGAAATAGCTCTTTCGCCATCAACTGAATTGCGCCTTCCGTGATGTCCTTGACTAGCGTGCGACCCAGATAGTCCTCGACGGGCGCGAGGAACCGCGTTGACTTGCCGGCAGCTTTGTATCGGCGCGCCGCCTCAGCAAACGTCAGGATTGCCGCTGGGCCATCGAAATGACCGTCCCAGTATTTCTTTTCGATCTCGGTAACTTGGCGCGCGGCGATGTCCTTGCTTTTGGTTCGAAGTGAGCGGCGAATGAGCTTTCGACGGCCATCTGGGCCAACTGTTCCTCGACAATGCCAGATCCCACCACGCCTAAAGATTTCAAGCGACATTGTTCACCCCTGCGAATATGAGCCCGAACGCGGGCGATATCGGAAAGCTCGAATAGCTTGGTCCTGCCCGCCGGAATATAAAAGGGCACGCCGGCCTCATCCACCGGGTTTTCGGCCAGCCACGCCTTGAGCCAGCGCGGCGTTTTGCGAAGATACTCGGCGGCTTCGTCCAGGGTTATCGCTCGGCTCATAACTCTAATCTACTCCACAACTGCAAATTGCCAAGCCGCGCCATCGCGCAATGTTCGGTGCTAGGTGTACACCGCGCAAAAATATTTTCATTTATCCACCGGCCTTTGGTGATCCCACAACACCTCGAATGCCCTCGGCAGCGATGCGGGCGGCCCGGCCCAAGTCGTCGGCTCGAATGCCCTTAGGGTCCATGGCCGCGATCTTTTCCAACACCTCACGCAGCCGTTCAATCTCGCAAACCGCTTCGTCAATATTGGTCGCAACTCCCTTCGAGAATTGCGTTTCGCATCTTACTGAGTCGAACCGCAGCCGATCCACGATGTCAATCATGGCTGTTTCCCTCCGGACACAGCAGCGTGCAACCGGATGGCCTCCAGGCCGGTATCCGATATACGATATTGGAGCCGTAGTTTATCAGGTCGGTTGAAGGTCTCGACAAGACGCTCTTGCCGCAACCAGAACGCGGTCGTTAGATCGGCGCCTTGAGGACGCATACCTTCACGTCCTGCTCTGCTGATCTTGAGAAGGGTTTTCCAACGGGCGGGCGTAAGATTAGTCATTGGCACTTCCCTGTGGGGGAGGGCGAGTCCTCCGGGATGGCCGAGCCCGTGACCGTGCCCGTCTCCGGAACCTCAACCGCCGTTTCGATCCAGTAGCGGCGTGGGTTGATCGTTGGCTTTTCGTGGTCGCACATTTCGTCCATCCACGACCAATCCGGCTCATCGACCATTTCGTAACTGCCGTTGGCGGCCCATTTGCCGTCCGCCGTTACGATCATCGGCACGCGAATCTTGATCAACTTCATGTCTATTTCTCCGGGGTTGAGAGGTGCGGCCGCGTCACCAAGTAGGTCACGACACGCTATCGGCGAACGCGATGGCCATGCGCTTCGCATCTTCCATCGTCTTGGCTTCGAAACCGACCGGGACGCTATAGTCGGTCGCCTCAGGATCGAGAGAGCCGCTTTCGCAGACGCAATCACCCTCCTTGGCAATATCGCCGGGAGCGAAGCCGCAGATTGCGCGATGTGACCAGCCGTACCACTTTTGATCTTGATAACTGAAACCGATGCTGCACACGTTAGAATCTGTCCGCTTCGCTTCCGGTATGATCCCCTTACCGGCCAAGTAGTCGGCCCATTCCTTATCGCCAACGTAGACGCCGTTGGCATTGTAAACGGCGTCGATTTCGACGGACGGGTTGCCTTCCATCGACCAGATTTCACGGCGATAGCTCATGCCGTTGCGCGCTTCGGTTGATAAAACTTCGGTCTGAATGCTCATTTCATTCTCCTGTGGTTGAATGGTGTTGCGAAGGAATCGCCAGAGCCTTGCGCTCGGCGAAGCAAATGGTGTCGTTGTGGCCGCCGCCGTGTGGCACCAAAAGGATTTCCAGCGGGATGTAGCAGCGCCCGATGCCCATCCCCATCGACTGCCAGCCGAATGAAAGAACAACGCCACCAGGGCGCACGATCCGGTCAATGGCATCGCGAACGCGCTTATAGAGCCGCCCGTTCTGCGTATCTTCGGCCGTGACTTCCCGGCCGGCGGCTTTGTAGTGCTCGGAAACCTGCCTGGGGCTGTATGGCGGGTCGAATAGAACCAGATCTGCGATGACGCCGCGCTCAGCCAGATAGATCAGGAACTCTTCGGCGTCCATATGGGCCGATGCCGTCGTGTTCCGGTTGATGTCGTTCGTGTGGGTGGCCCAATCGCGATTGCGGGCGAACGGATCAACGCTGACTTCGGCCGCTGCCATGTATCGCTTCACGAACTCGCCAATGGGCCGTATGCCGAAAGTCTCGGCGCTCGGCATGGCGAAGCATCGACTGAACTGGATGGTCACGCCTCACCCCCTCGGTTGGCCGGAGGAATCGCTGAAGCCGCAACGCGCAATGCACTTACGACCCTTGCGCGATCCGAATCCGATAGCCGATAGTCGTCAATCCAAATCGAAGAATTGTCGGCTTCGATGATATCGGCGATCCGCCCTTCAACGGTTGGAGCTTCGCCCGGCAATGCTGGCGACGTGGCGAGTATCTCGCTCATGGGGCGGCCCGATCCGTGGAGGTCACCAAGACAGTCCTGCGCCCGGCGGAGTCCGGGGTAGAAATAAAACCCTCGTTCTCAAGTGCCAGGATCAAACTGCAGGCGTGATTGTATGTGATCAGCATTTTTCGCTGCAGATAGCTGGTAGACGGCTTCTCTCTCAAAAGCGTCTTCGCGCGATCTATCTCGGCATCAGCCCCGGCGTCCCCGCTGGCGTCACTGCCTGGCGAACCGGAATTGTGAGCGGCGCTTTGAGCCGGGGCTGATTGGTGGGTCGATGGCCGCGACCAGGGATCATCAACCGCGTATTTATCGGTCGGTAGAGGTGAGGGTTGTGTCGATGAGACCAGTGAGGTGTCGGGAAGCGGCTGCCAGTGGGTCGGCTCGATATCAGGACCTTTGTATTCCGTCCCGAAGTCGCCCATGTAGCTGATGACTTCCTGTTCGTCCCAGCTTGAACGCCACTTGCGGCCATCATAGGCGATCGTCCATGGCCCGTAGATCGTTGGCGGCGTCGTCTCATCGTATCGACGATGGAACATGCCGATGATTTCGGTGCCATCCTTCGGAGCGGTTTCGATATCCTGCCAAGTGCCGCAGTCAGCGGGTCGTTGGGCAACACCGCTGGGGCGCTTGTTTGCCCATGTCGCGCCTGTGATGAATGCAAATCGGAGATTGCCTCTATCGACCACGATTTTGCCTGCCGGATGATAATCTACCGGCTCGACATCATCAGGAAACAGCCTGTAAGCCTCATCGGCCGCAACCTTATCCACGCTGCCAGGATAGGATGAAACACCCGTCATAGCCCCGACTCCCCGGAAAACATTTTCGACGGAACACAAATGCCGCAATTGACCTTCGCAATACCGTGCTCGCAATTCCCGCCGTCCTGTGGCTTGAGGGCGCGGATTTCATCGCGCATTTTCAGCGCTATATCTCCAATGCGGTGCAACTCTCGGAAGGCCATCGCGATCAGCCCGCGAGCAACCTTGGCAGTCGGCCTGTAGTCCTCGCTAAGATCAAACTGCCATTTCGCCCGATGGCATTCGGCTGCGAGTTTGGTCAGCGCGGCGATTCCCCCTCCTGGCGCCTCGGGGATCGGGGATGGGGAGGCGTACACCGGCTGTGCGCGAACATTCCAAGGCCGCGCCGAATACCACGACACCGCACCATCAGGCCAAACATATCGCCACGCTACCGGCTCCGCTTCCCGTGCTGGCGCATTCAGATATCCCAGCATGTCAGATGCATTATCGAAACTGGCTTCCGGAGGGGCGGCGTCGGCGCGTTTGATTTCGTCCGCGAAAGATTCCCGTGCTTGGGGAATTCCATCTTCCGGAAATGCCTTGTCGAGCAATTCCGCTGCGGCCGACATATGGTTTGCCGCTTCCGAATCTAGAAATCCGTTTGTGTATTGCGGAGCATCAAGCCATTCGATTAATTCATTAATTGTCAGGTCGGCACACGGATCAGGAGACTGACTATTCCGGCTCGCTCTCACCCCGGCATTCCCCGCTGGCGCGGCGGCGCGACGAAGGGCGGCGATAAGAATATCATGTTCAGTTTTTATGAGCGTGTAGCAGCCAGATTTGGCATCAGCTTCAAGTCGCTGCGCCAGCGTTTCGTCCCCGCTCGGATCTGCTGCGGCTTTGATGGGGGTCATGGCTGAGACTCGCAAAAGAATTCTACGTCTGCTCCGTTTCGAGCTACCGAGAACATCAGAACATCCGAATTCATCCAAATATGTTGTGCGCGTATTATGCGAACCTGCATGCCGGCAGCATCGGCATTTTTGACGGATTGGTTGAGTGCTAGCATTTTGCAATAGACATCGAACGCTAAGTCGGCATCTGATATCGCTGACGCTGTGATAAAGTCGCGCAGAGAGGCTATATCGCTAGACCCGTCGTAACCTCTAATTTGCTCGCTCATACCGCCGCCCCCTTGGGCTGGAGAACGGCGCGCGGGCGAGTTTTCGAGCCTTCATGTGAGGCGGATAACCGAAGTTATCCAGGTGCGTGTCGATCGCCCGCAGCGCCTTCTCCAGTTCCTCCACCCGATCCGCCGCTTCATCCATTGTCCTGCAAGCGTCATTCAGGCTGGACGGCATCGTGCGCAGGCGCTCGTGGAGGGTTTCGCCTTTGGGCTGAGAGCATTCATGTGGGGCGGTCATGCGCGTCGTATCCTCTCTAAATCCTCGTATAGCTCCTTGACCATGTGCCACGGCAGCATGATCCGCTCGTGATTGTTCAGCCCATACTCGCGCCCGCAAGAGCACGTGATCTTGTCACTGATCTCGCTCACGCGCACGACCCTCGCCCATTTGTGCCAAGGCGAATGCAGGCACCACCACATCCTGAGCATCACCAATCTCCCTTCATCAGTGAAACAGTGCTCGCCGAACCAGCCCGGCAATCAAGCCGAGGGCAAGCGCAGCGCCAGCGGCCCAACAGAGGATCACTACGCCAGCCGCATAGATCGGCATCCATCGGTCAAAGAGCGTCCGCACGAAATCCGGTTCGTCGTTCATACCGTCGCCCTCATCGAATCCACCGCCTTGAGAACCTTCGATTTCAGATCCTCGTAGCTGTGGCCGGCGGTCCATGCGATTTGCTTGTGCATCTGCTTGTCGCCGTTCCAGACCGGGCCGATGTGTTCAGCGCGCGTCGCATCCCTGATCCGCGTTTCCCATTGCAGGAAGTAGTCGGCGGCGGTGGGAATGTCGGCCGCTCCGTCCCGGGGCTGGGGTCCAGACGGAGCGGCCGATCCGCCCCGCGCCCAATCGTAGAGCATGCGGCCGGATTCCTCGGATATCGGTTGGCTTTCGGTGAACATGCCGCGGTGCTGGCGCTGCAGTTTGTGCGGCAGATCGAAATGCGGAACGCCTGGGCGATCCGGCGTCAGCGTGAAGCTCGCCGTCATCTCAAACATGAAACGCTTCTCGCAAATCGGCATCCAGCCGAGCGGTTCGACCACCGTTTTGCCGTTCTCGCGCGCAATCCGGATTTTTTCGTCGGCACGCAGGCAGAAGATGATCGAGGCTCGGCATTGCAGCAGCGCGTTCATCAGCTTCTTGTGCGCGCCCTTCGGCACTTTCCAGTTGCCGGGCGATTTGGTACCGGACGCTTCGAGTTCGTCGGCCCAATCCATGATGCCGCCTTGGCCGTCGTACTCCATCGAAAAACTATCGATTACCACGACGTCGGCACCGGCCGCCTCGGCAGCGCGAATGCCTTCGATGAAGGCGGCGGGACGGAACGGCGGCCGCATGTCGGAATGCAGGAAGTCGAACTCCTCGGCATAGTGCAGGCCGCGCCGGGCCTCGGTATCGATGAAGGCAATAGTGCCGTTGGGAGCCATGCCCTTCGCAAGTCGCAAGGCGCTCATGGTTTTCCCAGAACCGCTCGCCCCCGCGAGCGCAATCAGAAGGGAAACCTGCTCTCGCTTGGCGGGCGAAAATTGAAACGTCATGCGACTCTCCGGTATCCGTTGATGACTTGCCATGCGCCGCTCGGCGTCAGGCCGTATTGAGCAGCAAGCTGGGCAAGGGCGCCCTTCTTCAGCTTCACGCCGCCAGTACTTCGCGGGAGATGCTTCGCGATCTCGATCATCTCTACCGCTTGGGCGTCGGTGATCTTCGCGCTTCCATTGCGCTCGCCTCGGTTCGTCGTTCCGTGCTGAATTTTGTCGGCCTCGTTTTCTTCCTTCGTTATCCACTGCACGTTCGTCGGCGTGTTGTTTTTCTTGTTGCCGTCACGATGGGCGGCGTGATGCCGCGGCGAAGGTCGCGGGCCATGGAAGGCGAGGGCGATAAGCTGATGGAGGAAGCACGTCTTCCCCTTGCCCATGTGCCACATCGAAACCTGCAAATAGCCGCCGCGTTTTGCGACCGCAGGCTTTAGTGGCGATGACGAACCTTCGCGGAAAATCTCTCCGAGTGAGGTCGCATAATGCGGATATCCTGGGATCGGCTTGTTCATCTACCCAGCCATCAGGTTGCGAGGATTGAAATCGGTCCGCGGGCCGGCGGCTTGCTCAGCCTCGTATTCCTTGATCTCGCGGTCCATCCATGCGTTTTCAGCCCATGCCGGAAGTTCGGGGCGGATGATCCGCAGCGGGTAGGCGGGCCAGATGCCGGACGCCATGCAATAGCGCCACGTCTTGAAGGCAAAATCGATCTGCTTGCGGCCGATGGTGAGCGCCGCCTCGCCGATCTCGTTGACGGTGAGCGCGAACGGCGGCTCATTCTCCTGGCAGACATAGCGATACTTGCGGCGGCCGGCGTTCTCCGGATCGAGTTCGTCGAGGATGCGTTCGTGCATCGCGGCCTGCAAATGCCAGCCTGCGGACGCCATCAGCCTGCCGGTCGCATAGGGCGAGGCCGACATGCCGGACGTTTTCAGATCCCACACCTCGGCGAGGTCCGGCGTGATCCAGTCGATCATCGACCGCAGCCAGTGACCGTCCTCGCAATTGGCCACCACCACCTCGCTATCGCCGTGGCCGGTCACGAAGGCATCCTGGCAGTACGGGATTTGCGAAAGCTGCTGCCTCGCCGCGACCACCATCTTGCTTGCGGTGTCGAAATGCTTGGCGAGGATCGGCTCCCGGCCGGCGTCAAAGGCCTCATCGCGTTCCGCCTTCGCGAGTTTGGTCATGAAGTTCGGATGGTCGATGATCGCCATCGACTTGCCGCGGCCCATCATGAGGCTGTGCGCGGCGTTCCCGATCGCCTTCACCTTGTCGTACTTCTCGCCTTCGTCCTCATCGCCAGTCGGCACATTCAGGCGAGGATGAGCCTGATAAGCGTGCAACGGCGACTGGGCGATGAGGACTTTGGCGAGCGACTGGGTAAAGGATGGTTCGGGACAGGGATCAGCAAAGTAGTCCGCCGAATCCACACCGCGATAGATGCCGCCTTTGGTGATCTTCAGCATGTCAGCGGCTCCTGCCACGTCTCGTTGCGGGCTTCATCTTCCGCGCGCAGCCGCCGGATGATCTCGCGGCCGCGATGGATGCGGCTTCTGACGGTGCCGGGCGCGAGTTCGGTTTGCTGCTCGATCTCCCGGTAGTTCATCTTCTCGTGGTGCAACAACTTGAGCGGCACCAGGAACAATGCGGGTATCCGGTCGAAGTACGCGGCGTCGGATGCGGCGAGCGTGAACGAAGGGTGTTGGCTGGATCGGCTCATAGCGGCGTCGCCAGAATGATCAGCGCCGGACACCAGCCACCGAGGAACACGATGGTCGATATGATCTCGATCATCGTGCCGGTGCGGATTTCGGAGATTTCGCGGTTGTGATCACGCATCTGCCATCTCCATCTCAGCCGCGACGTCGCGCAGGGTGATGTCAAACTCGGCCTCGCTGACCGTCGGCGGGGCGAAGAAATCGGCCATGATGGCTGCGATGCGATCATCGGGCGGCAGGGCGCGAAGCGATTGCCACTGTGCGAGCGCTGCGTCGGCGTGCTGCTGGCTGGTCATGCCGGCTCTTTTCGAGTGAGCGGGCTCTCGATCGCGGCGAGCATGCGGCTGGACGTGAGTTCGACCGCCTCGAGCACGGCGCCAGACGCGTAGGTCTTGGCGTACTGCTCGATCAGCGAGGCTGCCTGCGTCACGCTGACAGACTTGGCCAGCACCGCGATTTCGAGGGCCGTCGCTATCGGAGCGGTAAAGCGCAAGGGCAGGGGATCGGGTGAAAGCGACGGCGGATCGCCCTGGCGCCAGTCGGCCTTGCGGAGATCGCGGTCGTGATCCCAGCGCTGTTCGGCGGTGCTCATGCTGCCACCGGCGCGTCGAGCACTTCGCGGAACAGCGCGATGAGCTGATTGGTGGTCAGCGGCTTGTCGGGATTGGCGGGCTTTTTTGGCTTGGACATGGCGGGTCTCCAGCGGGTTTGCTGGAAACCTTCTTAAGACAATCCGTCTTTAAGTCAAGGACTATTTGTCTTAAGCCGCTTTAAGCCTTCTGCGCGTCCGCCGGCGCCGGGGCTTCGGCTCGCGGACTTCCACCACGGCCGTGAACAGCCACGCTGTCGTTACGTTGCAAAGCGAGCAAAACGGGATCACCAGGTGATGGGGGAGTTCCGTCCTGATCTCGTATTTGCTATATTTGCTCTGGTCCATGCCGAGAGCCTCAGCCATCGATTCCTGTGTATAACCGGCCTTCTCACGCGCGAGTGCGGTTCGGGCCAAAAACATGGCTTTGAACTGACTATCGGGCTGGGTCTTTGACATAAGGACATTATGTCCTTGAATTATCCCCACGTCCCCCGACAAGTTGTCCTTGCAATTTAAGACCAATTGTCTTAGGGCTGCGGGCATGGCTGATTTGACCTCGTTCCGATCCATCATCGAACTCTGGCCCTCACGCGAGGCCATGGCGCTCGAACTCGGCGCCGGTGCCCCTGCGGTTTCGAAGTGGTGGCAGCGCGATAGCGTGCCCGCTGAGTGGTGGTCCGCGATCTTGGCCACCGATGTGGCCAGCGTCGCCGGAGTGACTGCTGAGCGCCTTACGGCCTTGGCGGCGCGGCAACCAGCCGGAGTTGAGGAAGAGGCCCGGGCATGACGCTGCCGGAAGCGAACTACAATTCCCATTCCAGTCGTCCCCTCGTTGGGCTGAACTGGTATGCAAGCACATCTGTCCGCTTTCGGACATTAATCTTTCGCCGTCCTGACACAAATCGTCTTGGTTGCGTGGCGAACGGGTCACTATCGGCTCCAGTTTTAGTTTCATTTGTTTCGAATTTTGTAGCGTGGCGTAACAGGGGCGAGTTCCTATGCGTGTTGTGTACGAGGGTTCCGTTGCAGGAACCAGAAATTCAGACGGACAGGATTTGTCCACCGTTCCAGTTTTGGAACAACCTCAACAAAATCAGGATGAAAGGCCGGACAGAAATGTCCGCCACATCAACGGTCACCGAATCCATTTCCGTGATCTCGCCATCATGGCGTTTCCGAAAAAGACTGAGGCGAACCTTGCGTTTCATGCGCGCGTCGATGGACGCACGGCTCGGCGCTGGCTTGTTCCCGACGACAAAAACGAGCCGCCGGCCGACGTGCTTGGCATTGTTCTCTGCGAAATCATGCGGCGCTTTAACCAAAGGTCCTAAGCGGAGGGCATTCTGATTTTCTGAGCTTCCAGGGGTTTCTCCGAGCCCTAGAGCGTCATTGCCGGTCATGGCGGGAAGAAAAGACCGGCGCCGATTTCGTTCTTGTAGCCGTGCGTCCAGCTTCATCACCGGCCGGACACTTTTATGAACCTCCCGAATCCGTTTCTGAGCTCCGCGGTCGAACCCTCCGCGGAAGAGTCGGCCGTCGCGTCACCAGTCCCCAGCCGTTCGGATGACGCGGCGGTCGATCACTATTCAGTTTCGCCCGGCGCGCTTACGAGCTCTCTGCCCTCGGGAGAGAGTGATCCTTCAGTGATGCTGGATTGGGCGCCGGGCGAATCCCATTCCGCGCTGGAGGCAGCAATGCCTGCGGGATCGGCTGCTGGCCCGGATTTATCTGATCCTCCGGTCCCGGCAGCCGAAGAATTTCGCTTCGTCCTCGACGAGGAAGCCTTCATCGAAGCCATCGAGCCGGTGCCGCTGTTCTTGCGGCCGGTGATCGAGTTGCTGGCGGGGTATTGAGCATGGACGCGATGGTGGACGATCCCATGATCGGCGGCGCGGTGATCGACCTGCCGTATCCGCCGTCGGTCAACAAACTGTGGCGCGCGACCTCGGCGATTTCTTCCAAGCGCGTCTATCTGGCGCCAAGCTACGTGACGTGGAAAGCGGAGGCGGACGCGCTGCTGATGGCGACGCGCGGCTGGACCAACCGCCGCGTCATGGGTCCGTTCAGTATCAATATCGATCTGTGCGCACCGCCAAAGCATCCGCGGGGCGATCTCGATAATCGCATCAAGGCGGTGCTGGATTTTCTGCAGCGCGTCTCACTTATCCACAACGACAAGGATTGCCAGCGCCTGGTCGCGCAATGGGTCCCGATAGAACGCGCGCCACACGGTTGCCGCGTCACGCTGAGGGCGTTCGCATGAACAAGCCCTTATCCACAGGCGCAATCGCTTCTCTCAACCGGGTGCTCTTGCTGGCCGCCACACGGGCCGAGCGGATTCTGACCGACCAAGCCGCCGAGGATCTTGCCCGAGACGTGGCGAGGCAATGCGACGAATATGCCAACGCGATCAAGAGACGGGACAAAGCTGCCCGCGCAGTCGAACTGCGCCGACAGGGTCTGACCTTGCCTGTGATCGCCGAGCGCATCGGAAGCAGCCAATCGAACGTCTGCAAGCTGCTCAAAGAGGCCAAGGGCCGGGAGGAAATCGCAACCTGATGATTTCACGCATGCCCTCACACGGGAACCGGTCCGGGGCATGTGGATAAAGGCGCAATGGACGGGAGTGGATCACAGCGCCGCACGGGGTCTGGTCGAGAGAGAGGATGCCCCTGATCACGCTCGGATGAGCGAAAAAGTCTTCTCGGCCGCTGGCACATCCGAAAGCCAGCGCCTCCGGTAAGCGCCGCGGCTCCCTTGAGCATGCAGCCCCTGGACGGCCGCCAAACTCGCTTCACCGCGGGTAATGGTTTGGTCTGTCCGGATCACAACCGCTCACCGCTTGAGCATGGACATGGAGATAGACGATGAAGGTTTCGGAACAGATCGAGAGAACAAAAGCCGAGATGTCGAAATTGAAACCGCGATCGCGACGTTTGGTCCAATTGGAGTTGCGACTGCGGGATTTGAGATTGAAACAACTCAGAGTTGAAATGCGAAACGAGCGGAAAGCAGCATGAACAATAGTGCAGCAAGGTTCGGTGATTGCTGGATTACTGAGGTGCACCTGCGCGCTCTGTCCGTTGCCAAGCCAAAGCCTATCAACACGGGGATTCGATGAGCGATCAACAGATGGCCGAACTCTACGAGCGGATCTCCGGCGCGAGATCAAACCAGGCTACGGCTGAGCGGGTGTTTCTGTGCGGCTGGAATTGCGCGCTGGATTTCGCGATCAAGCAAATGCGGATTTCCTGCGATGAGGTGATCGAGCCCGCCGACATGCCCGTCGAGCAGGCCAGCCGGGAGGTGGTGAATGGGTGACGTAGCTCTGTGGGTGATCATGACGTGGGTGGTGTTGTTCATCACGCCGGCGCTCATGAGAATTGCCGATTCGCTCAAGAAGATTGCCGACCGATGACCGCGCCTCTCGCCCGCCGCAGCTTCATCACCGGCCTGATCTCGCTCGTCGCGGCGCCGGCGATCGTGCGGGCGGGCTCGCTGATGCCGGTGAAGGTGATGATTCAGCCGGCAATTCGATATCGCGCTATTTCGGTGGACGAAATGGTGGAGGGCATGATGGGCCGCCCGGCAATCTCAGCCGCCTTCTTCGATTTGATGGCGTTCGGCTCGTGCGCGGTCGAATTTGACGGTTCCGGTCAAGCTAGACACGTTGCGCTCCAAGAGATTTACCGATGACCGCGCCGATCCGCGAGATGCCGGCCTATGAACTCTATCGCGTCATCACCGATTACGAGGCGCTGCAGGACGGGTTTCTCGATCGCATCGACGATCTCGATACGACGCTGGCGCTTCCGAGCTTTGCCGACGGGCAGGTGCAGAAGCTGCTGACCAAGAATCCGGGCAAGGCCATCACGCGGAAGCGGGACCACCGCAGCGCCTCGGCAAAACGCACATTCGGGTGGGAAAGCCTCGGAAAAATGCTCAAGGACACGGGCCTGGCGCTGGTGCTGGTGGTCGATGATGCGCGGTTCGGGCCGGTGAAAGAGCAGTTGAGCAAGCGGAAACGGAAGCCCTCGCCGAGCATCGTGGGCCAAAAGCGGCCGACGTGGCTGTTCACACCCAAGAAAGCCAGCAAAATGCGGGCTAAATGGTGGAACAGCCTGACCGAGGCGCAGCAGAAAAAACATCAGCGAAAAGCACAAAAAGGACAGGCCGCGGCGCGGCGCAGGAAGAAATCAGTTGCGCTTGCCGCAGCTGGAGCACCGGAATCGGGGGGCGCTGGTGTTGTGCGGAACGCGTGCGCGGCCGCTATGACCGCAGTGTAGACACTGAATTGTGCGAAATGACGGCAGATAGCGCACGCGCACGCCGTCGAGCGTCTCGGCCTCATTGACCAAGATCTCGGCTTCCTGTCTCTGCCGCTCTTTTCGATTGAGCACGGTTGAAGTCCCTTACTGCCTTCGCTGCGATCTTTCTCAAATAAGCCTTCGATGGTTTCCCTCGCGCTGGCTTGCCGTCCGCGTAGCGCTGTGCCTTGCGTTGCGTGCGCGCCAGGTATTGCAGCCTCGTGGCCCGGATATCGATCCCAGCCTCCCGCACCCACCGCGCCACCGTCTGCCTCGGTACCGACGCGACGGTCGCGCCCTCGGCCGGTGATGTCAGCGTGCCAGCCTTGAACATGCCGACGACCCAATCCCGAAGCGGATGACGTGCTGGTGCCATACGTTCCAGCATGGGGAACGTATCGATTTCGAACAACGCACCGTATTGTGCGGCCGCGCTCAATGCACATGCATCCAAACGTTCAAGTTAGGCCCGTAAACATTGAAGAATGCGACGGTGCGTTGTTGGCGATCGATAAATCATGCCATCACATCGCGCGTCCACACGCACGCCCGCGTTCCTTCCACAGCGAGCCCGCGAGCGAGGACCACGACGAAGCGCAACGCGCGAGGATGTCCGTGCCGCAGATCACAGCCCGCGAACTCCTGGCCGCCTATCGCCGCGGCCGCACAGCCGAACAGGAGATCGCACTCATCGAGTTTACGGAACTCAGCGAGGCCGAGCGGTGGGAGTTGCTGTTTATCGGCATGGTCAGCGTCTCACACGATGCTCAAGCGGCTTTGAAGCAAGCACGGGATTGACGTACATGCAGATTGTCATTCATCCAGATCAATTGCGTGACCTCAGGCTGATCGCCGATCCCTTCAGCATCTACGCTCAACGCAGAGCCCTTCGAACAGCCGGCATTGCTTGCGTCGTGTATCGCGGTGATGAGTGGTGGCATTGACCTCATCGCACCAGCGAGTGAACTAACCTCACATCACACATATATCACACTCATATCGGGACTATATGCATGCACTCTATCGGCTCACTCCTACGTCAACACCGTGCAGTTCCTGATGTAGGAACATGGTGCTTCCATCAACGTATTGATATTGCTGATGTATATGGATGCGCGCGTGATGGCTGTGTCAGCTGTGCGTCAGTCGAGCGCTGGCGAAGCGGGTGAATCGGCGAAATGCATGGGCTTCCAGGGCAAAAGACCGGGGCGGGGTGGGGGTGGGGGTGACCTGGAGCGCCGGCGGGATATTCGACCTACCCCCTTAATTTCGCGGCCCTTTCCCCAAAACCTGTTGCTGATATGTCACGCCCTGTTCTGAGGTCGGGCGTGCGGTGCGTTGCTGACGCTAACCGTTAACCGCACCTTCCGGGCATGGATTTTTCGGAAATCGAACTTGGACCGCGGATGTCGGCGCTGCCGGAGCGCGAGCGGAAATTCGTGTGGTTTTACTTGACCAACGAGGGGAAGCCGAACGGGGCACAGGCGGCGCGGGATGCGGGGTATTCGGACAAATCGGAGGGCGCGAAGGTGCTTGCGCATGCGCTGCTGCACCGGGAGCGGGTGATCCTGGCGCTGGAGGAGGTCGGCCGGAAGGCATTCCGCGGATTGCTGGGGCCGGCAGTGAAGGCGGCGGCGAAGTTGATCGAGGCGGACAAGCATCCGGATCACAGCAAGGCGGTGTTCACGACGCTGGCGCGGCTCGGGCTCGGCGAGAAATCGACGGTCGACGTCAATGTCGGCGGCGAGTTGACGGTCAACCATACGGACAGCGCGCTGAACGACCTGCGGACGCTGCTGGCGCTGGCGGTGCCGGAGGAGAAGCTGATCGAGATCTTCGGGTTCTCGGGCCTGTCGCGCTACCGGAAGATGCTGGCCGAGACGGACGCCAAGGCGCCGAAGCTGATCGAGCACCGGACGGATGAGGCGCCGGGTGGCTGATCAGGAAACCTACTTCACCGGAAAGCCCTGCGGTCGTGGGCACGTTGCGCCGAGGCGGAAAAGTAATAGGACCTGCCTCGATTGTGAGTTGGAGCGCCAGAAAGCCTACTACGCGCAAAGTCCTGAGAAATATCAGGACCGCGCGCGCGGATATCGGTCAAGGGACCCTGAAAAAGCGCGGGCCTATGCGCGCCAGCGCTATGCCAAAAATCCAGAGAAGCACCGCGCCGTCCAGAGAAAGTTCAAATATGGGCTGACCAGCGAAGAATTCGAAGCGCTGGCGAAATCGCAAAACTATCGCTGCGCGATCTGTGAAACACCAGAATTGCACGTCGACCACGATCATGGCACGGGCGCCGTACGTGGGTTGCTTTGTGGGCCCTGCAACCGGATGTTGGGATGCGCGAAAGATGACCCGGATGTGCTCGAGCGAGCTATCGAATACCTCCGCAGATCAAAGACATGACCGATCATCTGGAGGAGGGTCCTGATCCCAATGATATCAGGCGCCACGCTAAAAAAATGTACACGGAGATGCAGTACCGGCAGAAGTACCGGCGCATCGATTTTTACAAGCCAAATTTCAAGCAGGAAGAGTTTCACAACCTCGCCAAGACCGAGAAGATGATCCGGGCCGGCAACCAGCTCGGCAAGACGCAGAGCGCGGCCGCGCAGATGGCGATGGATTCCTGCAACATCTATCCGGACTGGTACACTGGCCGCCGCTTCACCAGTCCGCCAAAGATCGAGCGGCCCTATGACTTCATCGGCTGGGCCGGCTGCACCACCTCGGACAAGACCCGCGACGGTGCGCAGGTCAAGCTGTTCGGCGACATCAAGAAGCAGGGCGGGCTCGGGCAGGGGCTGATCCCACTCGATAACATCGTCGGCCGGCCCGATATGGCGCGCGGCATCGCCAATTTCATCGATACCGTCAATCTGCGCCGCGAGGACGGCGGCGACGCCATCATCCGCTTTAAGACGTTCATGATGGGCCGCGAGGCGTGGCAGGGCGAGGCGGTGGACGTGGTGTGGGGCGACGAAGACCCCGGCGACATGGAAATCTACGAGGAGTGCCAGGCCCGCCTCACCACCACGCGCGGCATCATCATCTGGTCGATGACCCCGATGCTCGGCTCCTCGCCGGTCCGCAAGCACTTCAAGAGTGCAACCGCCGACGTCGGCGAGGTGCTGATGACGATCTACGACGCCGCGGTATCGAAGCGCGGCCACATCCCCGACGAAGACATCCCCGGCATCATCAAGCGGTACGGCAAGAAGGCCGCCACCCGCGCCATGGGCGGCGACGCGCAGGGCCAGGGCTCGGTGTTCGAAACTGAGCCGGACACGATCAAGCACACGCTCCGGCCGGCCAACGTTCCCGAATACTGGCCGTGGCTGTGGGCACTGGATTTCCGGCATTCCGGGCAGGAGACCGGCGGCCATCCGTTCGCCGCGGTGCTGCTGACCTGGGACCGCGACAACGACGTGGCCTACATCATGGACGGCTTTCGCCTGTACGGCATGGCCGCCAGCCATGTGGCGCGGATCAAGGAAAACCCGATGTGGCGCGCACCGGTGGCATGGCCGCATGACGGCGGGGTCGGCGCCGGCGTCCAGACCAACGAGACCATTGCGGCCATCTACAAGAAACTCGGCCTCAACATGCTGCCCACGCATGCCACATTCTCCGGCGGCGGCTACAATCTCGAGGCCGGCCTGACCGTGATGGAAGAGCGCTTCGCCGCCAAGAAGCTGCTGGTGGCCGCGCATTTCTTCGACTGGTTCGATGAATATGGCGGCTATCACCGTAAGGACGGCAAGGTGATCAAGGTCGACGACGACCTTTTGAGCGCGACCCGCGTCGGCTGCATGGACCTCCGCTTCGCCAAGACGACCGAGCGCTTCCGCGCCTATGCCGCCAGCCAGGTCTCCGGCTTCGCCATCGGCACCCCGAACCATCCCGACGGCGACATGGACGCTTTTACGGGCTCCTGACGGTGCGTTGCTGGCAATGGCCGGCCCGATCACCTTCCCGCTGTCCTCCCTGGACGAAACGCGACCTTGCGGCGGGGAACTGGACAAGCGCCCCGCCGCCTTTTTGGAGCACCCTGATGCCTGACAGCGAAATCGATTCCGGCCCGGTCGATCCCTTCGAAGCCTCCGAACCCGCCGCCGCGTCACAGCGCCTGCGCGCGTTCGAGGATGAACACCTCGGCGAGGGCGCGCCGCGCATCTCCGGCAAGCTCGAACGCGGCCACGGCTCGCTGTTCAGCCGCCTGCCGATCGAAAGGCAGAAGGAGCATGCCGCGATCGAAAAGACGGTCGCCACCGAACAAAAGCTGGCCGATGCGCACACCGCGCTGCTGAAGGCCGAAGCGGATCACAACGCCGCCCTCGACGACGCCTCCAGGTTCGGCGGCTGACATGGCGATGCCGGGCATGACCGCCGGTCTTTCGCCCGCCGGCGCCGACCTCGGCCTTGGCGGTGCGCTGAGCCAGCAGGTTCAGAACGAGACCGAGGAGGAGCGCAAGAAGCGGATGGCGCAGATCCAGCAGCAACAAATGCTCGGTCCGTCCGGATCAATGGCGGTGACGGCGCTGTTCGGAGGAGGCTTCAATGGCCGATGATACTTGGGAGACCACGAAGGCAGCAATCCACAAAAGCGTCGCCGATCATCTTTCCAGCTTGGACTATGTGCTCGGCGGCCCGCAGAACGCTGAAAAATGGAAGCCTCGTGAGGGTGCTTCGGACGAATACAAGCGCGCCACCACGGGAATGGGCGAATCTCAGGCGGTCAACGATCTCGGATTAGGCAAAAAGTAGTGCAGGCTATTGAAAAGCGGCTGGCCTTCGACCTGCGCGCCACATGGCAGGCGCGGGTTCTTTTGGCCGCCCAGGCCAGGAACGACGGCGTGATCGGTGCGGTGGCGCTGTCGGTGCTGGCGCATAATTACGACGATGCACTGCCGACGCTGCTCAAGGTTCTGTTCCCCGGCTTCGAATCCATCACGCCGCCGTTTCTGTGCTCGGCCGGCAAGGTCGACAAGTCGGGTGCGGTGGTTGCCGACCTAGTCGAGCGCGCCGGCGTCATCACCAGGAATTACCGGCTCTATCGCGACGAGATCGCGCTGCGCGACGATTTCCGCCGCCTCGCCGACGAACTCAAGCTGAAGGACGCCGACCGCATCGAACTGTTTGCCGCCGTGCAGCGCTGGGTGGTCGCCGACCGCCGTCTCGATCCGAGCATGGATCCGAAGGACCCCGATGCCAAGCGCCTCCTCAACTGAGGTCACCCTGTACCGGGACGAGACCGCGCCGCGCGCGCCGCGGCAGATTTCCGATCGCGAGACCGAGATCGTCACCGGCATTTTGCGCGAGCTCGGACAATACCAGTCCCGCCGCTCGACTTTTGCGGCCCAATGGGAGGAAGTTTCCCAACTGATCCTGCCGACGTCGCGCAACACGTTCTATTTCGGCAATTACAATTTCCCCGGCGCCAAGAAAACCCAGCAGCAGGTCGACGCCTCCGGCGCGCTGGCGCTGCATCGGTTCTGCGCGATCGCCGATTCGCTGGTCACCCCGCGCAACATGCAGTGGCACGGCCTGCAGGGCGACGAATACGTGATGAAGGACCGCGCCACCCGGCTTTGGTTCGAGAACACCACCAAGCTCCTGTTCCGCCACCGCTACGCCGCGACCGCAAATTTTGCCTCGCAGAACTACAACAACTGGCAATCGCTCGGCGCGTTCGGCAATTCGACCATGTATGTCGACAAGTTCGACAACCGCTGGCACGGCGGCGGCCGGGGCCTGCGCTACAAATCCGTACCGCTCGGCGAGACGTTCTTCGGCGAAAACCACCAGGGCAAGGTGGATCGCATGATCCGCTGGTTCCGGCTGACGCCGTATCAGGCGGTGCAGAAATGGGGCCGCGACCGGCTTCCCGAGCCGCTGGTCATGCCGCTGCAGCAGGACAGCCAGTTCGGCTACAGCTTCCTGCATTGCGTCCGCCCGCGCACTGACGATTACGACCCGGAAGCCATCGACGAACGCTCGCTGCCGTATCAGTCGTTCTACGTGTCCGTCGAGGGCAAATGCCTGATGCAGCCGGAGAGCGGCTATCGCGTGTTCCCGTTCGCGACCGCGCGCTACGACCAGGCGCCCGGCGAGGTCGAGGGCCGCGGACCGGCGCAAATCGTGCTGCCGTCCCTGAAAACCCTCAACGCGCAAAAGGTCACCTTCCTCAAATCCGGCCACCGCGCCGCCGATCCCGTGCTGCTGATGTACGACGACGGGCTGGTCGGGATGAACATGCGGCCCGGCGCGCAGAACGTCGGCGGCGTCACGGCGGACGGCAAGCCTTTGGTGCACACGCTCCCCGTCGGCGACATCCAGATTTCCGAAAAGATGATGGGCGAGGAGCGCGGCATCATCGACGACGTGTTCCTCGTCACCATCATGAAAACGCTGGTCGACAATCCGAACATGACAGCGACGCAGGTGATCCAGCTCGTCAACGAGCGCGGCATGCTGGTGGCGCCGACGCTCGGCCGCCAGCATACCGAATATGTCGGCGGCATCGTCCCGCGCGAACTCGATCTGCTGGCCGAGATGCAGATGCTGGACCAGGTCCCGCCGCGGCTGCGCGAGGCCCTCGGCCGCGATGGCCTCTCGGCGATCGGCGTCAAGGACACCTCGCCGCTTTCGCTGATGGCCAGCGCCGGCGAGGCCGCGGGCTTCCTGCGCACGCTCGAGCAGGTCCGGGAGCTCGTCAACATCACGCAGGACATGAGCCTGCTCGATCCCTTCGACTTCGACACTGCGACGCCGGAGATCGCCCGCATCAACAACGTGCCGGAGCGCTGGATGGCGGACGGCCAGGCCATCGCCGCCAAGCGCCAGAACCGCGCCAAGCAGATCGCTCAGAAACAGGCAACCGACGCTCTGCCCAACCAGGCTGCGATGATCAAAGCCCGCGCGGTGGCCAGTAAGACCGGCGCACTGCAAGGGGTTCCGCAGTGACCGCAACCCTTCCCGAAATTCTCGGCGATCGCCAGCGCGCGTATCAACTCACCATGAAGGATGCCGCCGGCGCTGCCGTGCTGGCCGACCTCGCCATTTTCTGCCGCGCCGACGAAACCTGTGTCGTCCCCGGCGATCGCGACCGCACCTATGTTCTGGAAGGCCGGCGCGAAGTGTATTTGAGAATTATGGATCATCTCAAGCTATCGACCGAACAGCTTGTCAAAAAATACACCGTGCAGGCGAAGTCAGCCCAATGAAAATCTGTCGCGTGTGCAAGATCGAAAATGACATATCCTATTTTTAGGCACGGAAGGAAAGCCGCGACGGGCGCTGCCATGAATGCAAGGCGTGTCTCGGTGCGAGAACATCGAAGAATCAAAAGGCGGATCATGCTGGCCGCCGCGCAAAGGTAGATCGGTGGCAGGCCACCAACAGAGAAAAGAGCCTTGAACTCAAGCGGAAATACTATGCGGACCGGAAGGATTATTATCTCGCCAAGGGCAGAGAGCACCGCAAGTCGAGCCCTCACCTTCACCGCGCGCGTATAGCGCGTGGGTTGATCGCGAGGAAATCAAAGCGATCTACGAGCAGGCCGCCATTGCGGGAATGCAAGTCGATCACATCCATCCCCTGCAAGGGGAGACTGTCTGCGGACTTCATGTTCCGTGGAATCTTCAATTGCTCACTGCAACGGACAACCAGCGCAAGAGCAATAAGTTTGAAACCCGGCCCGCCAAAGGAGCGATAAGCCATGACGACCGAACCGACCCCTCCGAAGAGCCACCTCCATTTTTTCAACCATCACACCGGCCGCCCGCGATTTCATTTCGACGCGGTGAGCGACGCTGCTGCGGCCACGGCTGCTGCTGCCGCCGGCGGTGGTGCAAAGCCGTGGCACGACGGCGTCGAGCCCGAAGTGCTCGGGTTCTGGCAGAACAAGGGCCTGCCGCTCGACGATCCCAAGACGTTCGCCTCCAAGCTGACCGAACAGTATCGGGCGGCCGAGAAGCACATCGGCGCGCCGCCGGATCAGCTGGTGCGCCTGCCGAAGGCGGATTCCAAGCCGGAGGAGATCAGCGCGTTCCGCCAGCGTATCGGCGTGCCGGCCGAAGCCAAGGACTATGATTTCACCGCGATCAAGGACGGCGCCGGCCAACCGCTGGCGCAGCCGCTCGCGGATGCGATGCGCGCCAGCTTCCACGCCCACGGCATCACCAAGGACGCGGCGCCCGCCGTCGCGCTCGACGTCGTCAAGGCACTGGACAGCATCAAGACCACGCAGGCCACGCTCAGCGCCGGCAAACTCGCCGACGAGAAACTGACGCTGGAAAAGAACTGGGGCGGCAAGGAATCGGCCACCTACCAGTTCAACCACCTGCAGGCGATGGAAGGCGCGCGCCGGCTCGGCATCACGCCGGAAGCGGTCAAGGCGCTGGAAAGCCAGATCGGCTATTCGTCGGTCATGGACGCCATGCGCAAGGTCGGTGCGGCCCGCAGCGAGGACATCTTCGTGAATCCGCCCAGCGGCGGTGGCCCCAACGGACAGGTGACAACCCGCGAGGGCGCGATGGCCCGCAAGACCGAGTTGATGGCGGACAGGGCCTGGGCCGCGCGTTTCACCGCCGGCGACGCCGAATGCCGGCGCGAATATGACCGACTCAACACCATGATCCACGGAGACGCAGCATGAGCATCGAGGAAAGCGCCGAGACCAAGATCCCCGCGCCGAAGAAAAAGCGCAAGGTCGCGAAGAAGCGCGCGGCCGCAGCCAAGCCGGCCCCGAAGGCCGCCGACGGCATCTACACCGGCCTCACGGTCAAGGATTGCTGTAACGCCTGCAACGCGCAGGGTTGCGTAATCTCGGGCAGTTTTTACTGCGCGCACCCGCGCAAGGGTGGCCTGCACGCGGCCGAACAGCAGGACGGCAGCGCGATGCAGCGCCGCCGGGATGCCGAGAAGGTAATCGGCAAGCAGAAGCTGGTCGTGAACGACTGAGCGGTGCGTTGTTAAATGGATTCAGGCGCGGCAGTTTCCGCGCCTGTTGATACCCGAGTGTCCGGTCCCCGCAAGGGTAAGGCCGGTTCGGAAGTGACGGCCCCCGCAAGGACAAGGCTGAAGGACTGATGGCCCCCGCGCGCATTCGCATGGGCAAGGCCGCCGATCGTTCAACCCCTTTCAGGCGGGATAGCCATGTCCGAGAATCTCTCGAAACTCTTTACGACCCAGTTTTCCGACGTCCTCAAGCTGAAGCTCCAGCAGACGATGTCGATGCTCCGCGGCACGGTCATGGAAGGTTTCCATGTCGGCAAGCAGGCATCGCCCGTTCAGTATGCCGGTGCCGTGCAGATGAAGCCGCCGCAGGGCCGCTTTGCCCCGATCGGCCGCCAGGATATCGATTTCACCCGGCGTTGGGTGGTACCCGTCGACAAGGACGCAGCCCAGTTGGTCGACAATTTCGACAAGCTCAAGACCGCGATCGATCCTACCTCGCAGGAAACCGCCGCGGCCGCAGCCGCCGTCAACCGCGAATTCGACGACCGGATCATCGGCGCTGCATTCGCCACCGCGCTGCTCGGCGACGGCAACACGCCGAACGCCTTTACCAACGAGACCTTCTCGACCGCCAGCTGGCAGATTGCCTCGACCCTCGGCTCGTCCGCGGCGTCGGGTCTCACGGTCGCGAAGATGATCGAGGCCAAGCGCGTGCTGCGCAAGGCACAGGTTCCGCAGGAAGAAGCCAAGACCTGGATCACCAATTCGCAGGGCGAAAGCGACCTGCTCAACCAGGTGCAGGTGGTCTCGACCGAGTTCAACGACCGCCCGGTTCTGACCGATGGCGTCGTGTCTCGCTTCCTCGGCTTCAACATCAAATACTCCGAGCGCCTGACCTCGACGTCGAGCCTGCGCCAGAACATGGCCTATGTGCAGTCCGGCCTCTACCTCGGCCTCTGGCAGGACATTTTCAACGACGTCCGCCAGCGCCCCGACCTGACCGGCCTGCCGTGGCAGATCTACACCATGATGTCGTCCGGCGCGACGCGGCTTGAGCCGGGCCGCCTGCTGCAGGTGCTTTGTGCCGACACCTCGGCCGCCGCCGACGTAACGCCTTAAGGAGAGACCAATGGCTGTCGATCATGTGAAGTCCACCGTTATCACCAACCTCGACGCATCTCCGGCGGTTGCGCCGACTGCCGGCGAGGGCGGCCCCGCGCCGCTCAAGGTCAATTCGTCCGGCCCCGTCACCGGTCTCGCGGCGTCCTCGATCAACGCGACCTACCAGTTCCTGCGGGTGCCCTCGAACGCCAAGATGAAGGCGCTGTTCTTCGAATCCGCAGCCCAGATCGCCGGTGCGATGAACGTCGGCCTCTATTACGCCACCGACGGCGAGGGCGGGCAACCGGTCGCGCTGCTCGCGGCGAATGCGATCAGCGCGTCGCTGTTTGCTGCGGCGGTCTCGCTGGCGGCGCTGTCGCAGCCGACCAATATCGTCAACCAGAGCGGCACCTTCACCGCCGACAAGCAGAACCAGCCGCTCTGGCAGGCTGCCGGTCTGGCGTCCGATCCGGGCGGGTTCTTCGACATCGTCGGCACGCTCTCGACCGCGATCACTACCGGCACCGGGGTCATGGGCATGACCGCGATGTACACGGACTGAGGTGGAACCATGGCTGACCACTATGTGGCCTTGAACGATGGAGTCGAGGGGTTCAAATACTCCGACTTCATCACCGGCACTGCGACCACCGCCGGGACCAATCAGGTCGAACTGCGCGTGCAGGACGGCACCAACCTGACCGCCAAGGACGTCGACAACATACTGGAGGCGTTTCGGCGCTTCATCCAGAACAAGCAGCAGGTGGTCGCCGCCGGCTTCCAGCTGAATTTGTAGCCATGGCCCAGGACCGCTGGATCAACATCACGCTCGATCCGAATGCCGCGAGCAAGGCGGATCGAGCGAACGATCGCCACGGCAAGGCGCTCGGCGCCTCGGCGGCCGGTGACCTGACAATTTCCTTCGACACCTCGAAATTGACGTCGCTGTCGCTGTTCCGCTCGGCCGTCGCCGCTGCGGTTGAGCATGCGTCGTCTGGCCTGAAGCCTTAGCGGGACCGTCATGGCACTCTGGAACAAAACCGATCGCGTTGTCTTCACCAACCAGGCCCCGGGCACCATCGGGCCGTTCACGTTGCGCGGCGGCAGCTACTGGATCGAGACGGCATCCACCGGCGCTGGCACCATCGACCTCCAGAAGCTCGGGCCCGACGGTGTGACCTTCACGGCGCGCATCACCCAGATCGTCGCGACCGCCGGCCAGCAGACCATTTCGCTGCCGCCCGGCACCTATCGATGGGTCATCGCGACGTTCACTGCCAATAATTTAGAGATTACGAGAGTACCTACCGCCGTCGAGTAGCCAACGGTGCGTTGCTGGCCTAGCCCGGCAACCGCACCTTCCGCGGCATGGTCGCATTCCGTACCCCCGTTGATATCGGCAGCCGAGCCTTGCAGCATTGCGGCTCGGCGCGGATCGATCCCCTGCTTGGGTTTGCCGAGAATT